CTGGATTCCTGGAAGAGGAAACACTCCTGCCGGAGCTGCTGTTTGTGAGTACTCTCCGAACTGGCATACTCTTTGGGAGAACTTACCTTATGACGTTTACGCGAATGGTCAAGAGCATTACGGTCCACCAGTTATTGGTGAAGATAGCGACGCAGTCTATGGATCAATGGCTGACACACTTGATGGTGCAATCACTTCCCTTTGGAATGGTTACGATGCAACTGTTGTTAGTAGTAATCCTTTAGATAAATTTAGACCTGGAACTGTGATTCCTATACATAGTTCAACTCCTGGTTCGCCCGGGGTTACGTCTTACTCTAACCGTATCTCTTACAAGAGTGAAAGTCCCTTTGAGGATTCTTCATTCCAGCTTGTTTCAACTGGTTCTAACCAGTATAATTACATGCGACTTGAGTCTTATACTGTTACAGGAAACGGTATTTACCATCCTGTTATTTGGCCTGGTAGAGAGCTAATTAACAATATTAATATTGCCTCAGCACGTCAAACATCTTATGAGTTTTACTCTAAAATGTTTGATATGGGCGCTACTAAGAATCCTTCTTTCGACCGTGACAGTAAGAGGGGTGGCAGACGACGCCGAGGCAAGGACAAGAAAATGTCTATGAGCATTGAAGACAATTCTTAATTATTAGAGATTACTATGGAAATTGAAAAGCTGACGCAATCTTATTTGGTAAGTATCCTTGAGGAAGAGAAAATTCCACTGGTTTCGAACGCACTTCAGTTATTGCGCGAAGGTAAAGAGCCTACACCTCGTAGTCCTCTATTCAAAGATAAGGGTGAATCAACTGTTGTTGATAATTATTTAAAGATACTTTCCCGTACTGCTGGTATTACCAGTGATCTCTACGATTACGAAGTCAGCCGTAAACCGAAAGTTGGTCCTCAGGGCGGATATCCACCGTTTAACGACAGGAAGAGTAGCTTTGAAGATTACTATACTTTACCTGGTAGGGTCAACTATACTGACAACGAAATCGAAAATCTCGCAACAAGAGTAAGAGACCAACTTTTCCGAGGAAAGAAAGATCTCAGACCTTGGTCGTACGATCGCGTTATACGTAAAGGACAACTTGGTGGTACACTTAACACCAACTCGGGTTGCCCAAGTTATGGAAAACGTTCTGACAGCATGATTCAGGCCCGTGCTATTAGAGACGCGAATTCCGGTAAGTGGAAGTCTTACCCAGCAATACTCGGTTCTAGAGGGCAGAGAAATTCCGATAGGTTTATCTTTATGTTTCCCTTTTCGACTAACCTAATTGAACAATCATTTGTCAATTCAGTTCTTGATGCTATCAGAAGCAACGCTATTCCAAGCTTTAGTGCCTGGGAAGGTTTTGACAAAGTGGCATTAACTTTGACTGAACAAGGGATATCGAGTACGAAGACCAAGTGTTCTACGGATTACAGTAAAATGGACAAACATTTTGGACCAGACCATTTTAATTTTGTATTCCATGTTTTGGCTCCTGTTTTTCAGCCGTCCGTGAGGGAACAGCTAAGAGAGAGTCTTACTCATTGCAGCGAGATACCGGTATTAGTAAGTACTGATAAACTTTACACTGGCACTCACGGTATGCCTAGTGGTTCAGGATGGACAAACTTAGCTGAATCAATTGTATCATTAGCTATAATGTTAACTGTTGAAGATCATTATAATGAAGAAGCTGTGAAACAAGTTCTCGGAGATGATGGAGTTATGTTATGGACATCCCAAATTACTGATTTTCCTGATGTATTCTCAGAATACTCGCTAAAGTTCGGATTGGTTAGTTCACCCGAGAAGCAGCGTGTAGATGAGAAAACTTTTACCTATCTGCAACGTTTCTTTGATGTTAGAATCAGGACACAATTAAACGGTAAAAATGTCGTGGCAGGTAGTTATCCCGGAATTCTAGCTTTAAATTCCGCGATGAACCCAGAGCGGTTCCACGATCCAGTTAAATGGAGTAGTAGTATGGAGTCACTCCGATGGATAATGATATTAGAGAATGTTAATCAGTCTCCTGTTTTCCACAATCTAATTGACTACTTTATTAAGGGAGATAAGTTCAAGCTTGGACTTGTTATCCCAGGTTTTCTTAAAAGAGGGTTAACTCAAGCCTATCAGAATGCCAA